TTAATTTTTTAACTGTACACTCATTACCAATAAGAACTACTGCTACTTGTCCGCTTTCTATATCGCTTTGTTTTCTAACTATAATGATATCGTCCTCATATAATATAGGTTGCATACTGTCGCCTTTAACTTTAAGTGCAAAACAGTTTTCCTTATCCTTAATATCGCAGTCAACGTATCCTACTATATTTTGCTCTGCTAGGTAGTCATATCCAGCTTTAACAATACCTACTAATGGTATAGAGTTAAAATGTGGTGTATCTTTAAAAGATATATATGTATCGTCCATTTTAGCAAGTAAAATATCTAACTCCATACCCATAGCACCAGCTATCTTATTTAGAGCATCTAAAGTAGGTGATATTTTGGTGTTAGTACTATAACGTAAGTCACGCTCCAGCATAGCTATATACGAGTGGCTAATATCACTAATTTTGGCAAACTCTCTTTGTGATAAGTTATGTATTTCACGATAACTTTTTATAATTTCACCTAATTTCATTAACGTAGTACCCCCTAAAATACTTTAAACACATTGTAAAATATAGTGTTTAAAAAGTCAATTAAAAATGTTTAACTTTTTATGCAAAAACTATTGACAAACAATTTCATTATGTATAAAATGTGTACAACAAGTTAAGCAAAGGAGGTTAAAAAATGCAAAACGAACTAAAGCTTTACAGAGAAAAAAGAGGGTTGACACAAACAGAGCTTGCAGAGATAAGCGGAGTATCACGTAGCACTATAGCTAACTTGGAAAACCAAAGAGCTAAAGGTTGTCAACTACGTAATATGCAAAAGATATCAGATGCTTTAGGTTATTCAATAAGAAATATTTTTTTACTTTAAGTGTACAACATAGTAGACAAAAGGAGGTGAACATGGAAGAGTTACTAACAGTTAACCAGTACAAGAAAAGATATCACGTAGGAGATATCAAAGTTAAAGAAATGATAGCAACTGGAGAATTAAAGACAAAAGGCAAAAAAATAGTAGTGCAAAAAGATTTTGTACCACTAGCAGACTACATAACAGTTATTGCAGAAAGAGAATTATACAAAACACAGTTAGAGGCAATTAAAAAAATTATAGGAGGGTAAACAAATGAGAAAGTTAAAAGAGTGGTTATTAATAATAACAATATTTATGCTACCAGCACTTGCAGAGGGGTTAATTAACATTATGAGTGAGGAGTTTATAGCAACTTTTGTAGATACAGTTTTAAAAATAATAGTAGCTGGTGCGGTAATTATTTTATGGGAGGTGAGAAAGTATGAGAAAAAGTCAAGATAAGGTATTAAAGACAGTTTATAAGGCACTTAAAGAAATAGTACAAACTAACCAATATGGATCAGTAGAAAACGTAACAAATAAATTAAGAGGTATAGTCAGATATTGCGAACAGAACTACACCTCTAAATAAAAAGACTTGTATAAACCTTTTTAAAGTTTATACCACAATTTAATTAATTAGTAAAGAAGGAAAGAAAGAAAATGAGAAAAGTTTTAGATTATGAAGGCAAATTAAGAGAAAAGGTAGACAGTTTATATAACTGTTTAGAGTACGTTAAAGAGGCTATAGACATGATAAAAGACGATAAGGACTTTGACAATTTAAGACTAGACTTGCAAGACGATATAGCTGGCTGGGACGACTGTTTAGATAATTTATATGAACAGCTAGAGGAAATTGAAAAAGAAAAATACGAAAACGAAAAAAAAGAAAGGGAAAGAGAGTACAACTCTTTTAGGTTATAGAAATATGAATATTTATCAAAAAATAAGTGAGGTTATGAAAAAGGTTGAGTACTTAACCAAAGACGATAGTGTTAGCTTTGGCACTACAAAATACAGAGCAATAAGCGAGGAAAAAGTAACAAGTACAATTAGAGAGCAGTTAGTTAATTTAGGCATTGTAATTTTACCAGTTAAACAAGATGCAACTGTTACAGAACTAATGAGAACAGATAAGTCAGTTAACCAAAGAGCAGACGTACACACAGTGTATAGGATACAAAATATTGACGATACAGAAGACTTTATTTTAGTAGAAAGCAACGGCAGTGGTGTAGACACACAAGACAAAGCAGTAGGAAAAGCTATGACTTATGCGTACAAATATATGTTATTACGTAGTTTCGCTATACCTACTGGCGAAGATCCAGACAAGATAGCAAGTGCTGAAACTGATGCAAAGTTAGGTAACGAAACTATAAATGCACAAATGGAAGATGCTTTAAGAACATTAATAGATACAAAGCAAATACCTAACGAAACAGTAATAGATATCTTAAAAGAAAATGGATACAAAAAGCTAAAAGACATTAAGATATCAGATTTAACAAAAGTTAGAAACCAATTAGCGAGGTTTTAGTTATGAAGAGTGACTTTGAAAAAATAGTACCAGAAGATTTTAAACAATACAAAGATATCAGCAGAAGGTTTAAATATGTACAAATGGAAAACACAGCAGAACTTAACTCAATATGTGTAGATAGCTGGTTATTAGCAAGTAGGTGGAGTGAGATAGAAAGCTTATCCAACAAAATAGCAAAAGAAAATGGCATCAGTAAAACAGATTTCCAAACTTGGTGCTATCAAAAATATAGGCAACTACAAGAGCTACACATAACAGCACGTAGCTGGTTTCGCATGAGTAAAGAAGAGCAAACAGAAATAAGAAAGATAGAAGGTATATGAGTATAGATTATTCAAGCTTTAAATACGCCAAAGAAGGTACAAAACGTAAAGATAATAAAGTTAATAGGCTACGCTGTAAAAGTGCAAAACTGGCGAACCTCGAGAGAAATAGATACAGCATAATTACTAATGATATGGATAGATGCTATATCTGCCATAGACCACGTACAGACTTGCACGAGGTTTTTAGAGGTAGAAACCGTAAGCAGAGCATGAAATATGGACTAGTAGTGCCACTTTGCAGAGAGTGTCATTACGTAATAGACAACGTAAGAGCAGAAAGTTTAAAGCTGGAGGATAAGGCAAAGAAAATATTCATTAAAAAATATGGAAACGAAAGATTTTTAAAGGAGTTTATGTAAATGGGTGGCTGGATAAAACTTTATAGACAAATGGTTAACTGGGAGTGGTACACAGATACAAATGTAAAAGTAGTTTTCTTACATTTACTACTTACAGCTAACCACGAGGACAAAAAATGGCAACGGTATAACAATTAAAAGAGGACAACTAGTTACAAGCTATGGAAACTTGGCTGAAAGTATTGGTTTAACTACAATGCAAGTGCGAATAGCACTAAACAAGCTAAAATTAACAAGCGAAATAACAAGCAAGTCAACAAACAAATATACTCTTATAACTATTGAAAACTTTGACTTATATCAAACACGAGAAGAAAATTTAACAAGCAAAACAACAAGCAACATAACAAACAAACAACAAACAAATAACAAACAAATAACAACAAACAAGAAGATAAAGAATATAAAAGAATATAAAGAAGAGAAAGATACTGTAGAGAAAATAATTAATTTTTACCAAAACAATTTAGGTGAGTTAACACCTTATGGCTTGCAACAGCTAGAAAGTTATTTAGACGACTTTACACCAGACATAATAATATATGCAATGCAAAAAGCAGTAGATAATGGAGTACGTACAGTAGGTTACGTTAAAGGCATATTAAATAGCTGGGATAAGAAAGGACTACACAACCTAGTAGAGATACAAAACGAAGGCAAACAAGTAACCGTCTGCCAAGACTTATCAGACGAGGAAATTATCAAATATTTAGAGGAAAGCGAGAAAAAACGAAATGCAGACAAATGAGTTTTTAGAACTAACTAATAAAATGACTGTCAATTATGGTAAAGGCTACAGTAAAGAGCAGTTAGACATTTTATACCAAAACTTAAAGCATTTATCTAAAGAAAAGTACGAGTTAGTAGTTAACAAGATTATACAAACAAGTAAGTTTTTACCAAAATTGGCAGACTTAATAGCAATGGATCACGATACAAAAATAGAAAAGAAAATAGAAAAAACAAACTGTCCAATATGTGGAGGCACTGGATACGTAGTGTACAAAAAGAAAGTAAATGACAGTTACTACGATTATGGAGCTTTATGTAGCTGTGGAAATGCTAAAGAGTACACAAATAATGGCTATTACATACCACATATAGAAGACATAGAAAAGAGGTAACAAATGAACTTAATTAGATATGACGATATATCAATACATAACATATTGAACCTATATGACTTTGGTTTTGACTGCGAGTGTAATGGAGATAGTAAAGTAATATCATTGGAGGTAAGGTATGAATAAAGATACAAAAGAGATAGTTTATCAGACACTAGCAGTAAATGAAAAGACAAGAGAGGACGACTGGTTATTAATAGAAACGGTAGTATGTAAGATGCTACCAGTACACCAGTACACACCGTTTACTTGCGTACTGGATCAGATGCGAAAAAACGGTATCAGTTTTGAGAGTATAACAAGACACCGTAGGAAATTCTTTGAGATTAACCCAAGCTTAAACCCAGACAACATAGATAGGTTACGTAGAAACGAGGAGATAATATATCACGAGGAGTACAGCAAACACATAACTAATCTATACTAACTGGAGGTAGCTTATGGACATACTAAAGTACAGAAAAGAGTACTACTTAAAGAATAGAGAGTACATGAACGTAATTAACAGTGCAATATATACAAACAAGATACTAACAGAAAACTATTTTTACAAGATAGGAGGAGAAAATGAGCAATATACAACTAGATTTTATATTAATTACTATTGCAATAGAGCTAGCAATAATGATTATGAGTATTAGCATGATGCTGGATATAGCACGAACCAAAAAACGAATAAATAAAGAACTGGAGGAGCTATATGAGGCAGTAATGAGGATACAAAAAGATAGATTAAAAAAAGCCATAAAGGAGGTAAACAAATGAATAAAGCGGACGTAGAGTTACTAAATTATATAAAGGAGTGCAACGATATAGACTTACAGCAGTTAGAACATTTTAACTGGCAACAAAGGGCGGACGTAAAAAAGATAGAGTTTCTACTTAACATGATAGACGAGCAAAGAGAGCAGATAGAAAAACAAGAGCAAATAATAAAGTCTTTTGAAACAAAAGAAATGATAGTAGGAGAGTAAATTATGAGCAAATACCACAATACTAAAACACAAATAGACAGATATGTATTTGACAGTGTAAAAGAAGGGAAAAGATATAGAGAGCTAAAGTTACTTGAAAATGCTGGAGAGATAACAGACCTCCAGCTACAGCCTAGATTTTTACTGCAAGATAAATTTAGAAAGAACGGAAAGGCATTTAGAAAGATAGAGTACGTAGCTGATTTTATGTACAAAGAGAACGGCAAAACAATAGTAGAAGACGTAAAAGGCATGAAAACAGACGTATTTAAAATAAAACAAAAACTATTTGAATATAAATACAAAGACTTGGAGTTAAAAATAATATGAGTAATTGTAAAAACTGTGGTAGATATCCTTTTTGTGACAAGATAGTTAATGTAGGCTACTGTAAAGACTACATAGAAGGGTTAAAAGGTGACTGCGTTAACTGTCTAGGTTGCAACAAGTTAGAGGATAAGAATTTTAAAGGTACATATAACTGTAAAAATAGGAGGTACTAAAGATATGAGATTAATTTTAACACAAGGAGAGCAAGACATAGTTAGACAATATTATGACAGCAAGAACCTAGACGACATAGCAACAATATTAAAACCAATAATAGCAGAACGCACAGACAAGTTTTATTCTTATGCAACCATTAAAAGAGTAATAAGGGAGAGCGGTTTTCCTAGAAAGCATAAGGTAGAAAAGAAAAGAGCCAAGTATGGATCTAGGGAGGTAGTAAACCCCATAAAGTTAGAAACTGACCTTAACAGAATAATGACAACCACGATAAATGGTTACAAGCCAGTTAAAGCTTATGCAAACTTTGTGCTATACGAAAAAGAGGTTAAAGGCATCAGATATAAGCAGACGTACACCTACTTTGATTTATACAAGATTTTTAAGGAGGTGGACAATGGACAGAAAAAAGCTTGAAAACTATATACCTACTAAAAAGAGAATAAACTTTAAACTAAAAGAGCTGGAGGAAAAGAAAGAAACAGTTAACAGATTAACCAGTGCTTATGGCGGAGAAAAGGTACACTCCAGCAGAAACGTAGAAGACGGCACAGCAGAAAGGTTAGTTAACATACTAGACAACCAAAAAGAGATAGAGCAAGTATTAGAACTGTGGGAGCTAGAGATAATAGAGGTAGACAAAGGCATAGAGAAACTAGACAACACCACGTATAAGTTAATACTTGAGGGCAAGTACAAGCATGGACACAGCCTAGAAACAATAGCAGACTATTTAGGATACGACTATAAGTACACGTGTAGGCTACACGGATACGCACTAAAAGAGTGGGATAAATTGTAAGGAGGGTAAGTTATATGCTTTGGATATTAAAAGCGATTTTTGGACTAGTTTTGTTAGAAATAGGACTATTTTTTGTGCTGATACTGGTATCAATAGTAGCACTATTAGTTTATATCTTTGGAGGTAGGAAATGAGCAGTAAAAACAGACCAGTAAGGATAATGTTAGAGCAGATATATGGAAAAGGCTGTATGTTTCAAAAGGCATACGTAGCAGATAGGTTAAGACAGTTAAACCAAGAACTAATAGCTAAAGGTAAAGAGCCAGTAATAACTTATGGTACATATAAAAAGAAATATACGTTAAACCAGCAAAAGACATTAGAAAGACGTATGACCTTACACCACTTAAAGCATAAGTCGGAAGGTGGCAAAACTACCCTAGAAAATGGAGCAGTAGTATGTGAACTAGCACATAGATATATACACAGTTTACCTAGAAACATAGAAGAGAGAGCAAACGGCATGATAAGAGATTACAAAAGGGATAAAGACAACGGATATAAGCCATTTACTAGAGAAGAGTACGAGGAAAAGCTAAAGGTAACAGATCCATGCGAGATAGAGTTAGTACCAGAAAGCGAGATAGATTTACCAGTAGAGTTACACGTAGCTACTGGAAACTTTGAGCTAGACGTAAAGATGCAACCAGAGTTTAAACCTAAAAAAGCTAAAAAGAAAAAGTATAACAGAGCAAAAACAAAACGAAAAACTAATAGAATTATAAAGAGGTATTATGGAAATGAACGATAAACACGATAAAAAAGACTTGCTTAAATTTTTAAAAGACATAAAAAGAGTGTTAGATAGTACAGATTGGGAGTTGTCTTTATATACAACAGAAAAAAGAAAAAGAATATTAATTGATTTTAGTGAGAAAAAAGTAGAGCAGTTAGATAGAATAATAGAAAATTTTGAGAGGTATTATGGAAATGAAAGATAAAATAAGTGAAGAAGAAAAGAAAGCAATAGAAGATATAAAAAATATAGTAGCTGACTTAGAAGATGCAGAAAGTGGGGCAATTATCTCATTACAACAAGAAGAAATTAATAGCTTAAAAATAATAGCAGAACTTGTAGAAAAACAACAAAAAGAAATAGAACAACAAGCAAAAGAAATTGCAAGACAAGATAGAAGCATTCATAAATTGAATTTAGACAAAATACAACAACAAAAAGAAATAGAAGAATTTAGAGGAATAAAAAACGGAACAACAATAATTTATATAGGTAAAGCAAAATATGTACGAGAAGATAAAATTAATAAATATTATATTAGCAAAGATAAAATAAGAGAAAAAATAAAAGAAATTGAAAACGAACATACGGGAAGCACTAGAAATGCATTAAGTGTTTTGCAAGAATTATTAGAGGAGTAAACATGACAGAATTTAAGATACTTGATATAGACAAGTACATAAAAAATAAAGAAAGCATTTTAGATATAAAAATAAAACTAATAATAAATTATTTTAAAATTAAGGAGGAGTTTACTATGAAACTAAAAGAAGAAGAAATAGAAGCACTAGCAGTACTAGATACAAAATTAGAATTTTACGGAAAAGGAGAACCAGAGTTTACATACGAGCAATTAGATAACTTATCAAAGTTAGTAGAAAGACTACTAGATACTATAGAAAAGCAAGAAAAGGACATAGAAGAGAGAAACAACTTTATAGAACAGTTAGAGAAAAGAATTAAAGAGGAAAAAATATGAACAGTCTAACAGAGTATAAGAGAAACCGTGACAAAACACAGTTTCTTAAAAGAAAGATACATAGACAAGAAGACGAGATTTTAAGACTTAACAAGTTAGTAGATAGGAAAGAAAGTATTATCAGAAAAATGGCAATGGATCATAGCAAACAAGAGCAAAAACTACTAACAGAGATATATAAACTTAAAAATATCACGACAAAAGACGACAAAAGAGGTTAAATAACGACTAGATAAGTGATATATTAGTATCATAGAAAATAAGTTAGGTTTCTAGTATAAGTTATCTAGCTTATTGTTAAGAATTTATAGAAATAACCAGAGAGAACTACACTAAAGGTTTAACAGTGTAGTTTTTTCTTTTGGCTTTCTCATTTAAGACCTTATACTAGATAAAGGGTAGTACCTTCTATGTTTTAGGCGGTTATTCTAGTTAACTGCCTTTAATTTAAGTAGGTGATATTATGAAAACTAGTAAGATAGCATACGGTATAGACATGGAGTATAGAAAGACACCAGCATTTAGAGAAGAGATTAAATTTAGAGATACACACTGCAAAGACTGTCTAAACAAAGATACGAATTTATGTGAAATACACAGAACTACAGACGGCAAGTTAAAGTGTATATCCTATGAGGTAAAAAAATGAAAATAGCAATAGACAGCTTAAAAACATTAGAAAATATTAAAACAGATGCAGATATTATCTACGTTTACGAAAATGAGAAACTAGAAGACTTATTAAAAACTAATTTACATTGTATCAAAAAAGACCATATAGACTTTGTAGATATAAACGCTACAGATTATGATTTATTTTGTTTAAAAAAAGTAAGTAAAAACGAAGAGATAAAGCCAATAGAAGACAAACAAAACAAGTTTGCAATAATAGTACCAAACTATAACAATAACCACGGAAATATTGAAGGTAAAACTTTTTTTCAAAAGTGCATAGAGAGCATTTTAAACCAAACATACAGAAACTTTGATTTAATTATAATAGACGATTTAAGCGAAGATGCTAGCGTAGAAACGGTTAAAAAATACCAAGAAAAAGACAACAGAGTACATTTAATACAAAACAAACGTAAAAGGTATAACGGTGGATCTAGAAATGTAGGTATAGACTACGCACTTAAAAACCTAGATTTTAACTATTTTTGTTTCCTAGATAGTGACGACTTGTGGACTGACAACGAGGTACTGGAAACTATAAACAGTCTATTAGACGGGCAAGAGTTATTAGCTCTATCGTGTAAGTATTTAGGTATTAATGGTAAACATATAAGTAAGATAAACAATTATGACGACTTATTTAGCTTAACACAAAATATGTGGTGTACAGCATGGGAAAGAGTTATACGCAAAGATAAAATAGTTTATTTTTGCGAAAATACTATCATGGAGGACAGAGTATGGACATATAGGTTAGCAGACAATATAGACATAAACAATGTTATTACGTGTCCTAAAGTGTGTTATGTATGGAATAGAACCAATAGCAACAGCGTTAGTATAAAAAAAGACGAGTTATGGAAAGCAAGTGCATATTGTCACATAGGGCATCAGATGCAATTTTTAACAGAGTTAAAACATACAGAGGTAAAACCATTAATAGAAAAAAGATTAAATGACTGTATTAATAAAGTAAACAGAGGTGTTTACGAACAGAGGTAGGAGGTAAAGTATGATAAAAGCAAAAGTAATAGAAAATTTTAATTTTGCAAGAAAAAATGAACTTAAAAACCTAGAAAAGAGAAACACTAGTACAGAAATGCTAGAGGTGGGCGATATTTTTGAGTGTACAAAAGAAATGGCAGATTATTTACTAGGTGATAACTCTTTTAAAAGAGCTTTTATTGAAATAATAGAGGTAAAACCAGAAGAGAAAAAACCAGCTAAGAAGATTACAAAGAAAGCTAAAAAATAAATGTTAAAAGTTTTAGAGTTATTTCGGTGGTATAGGTGCTTGTACAACTGCACTAAAAAGACTTGGTATTGATTACGAGGTAGTAGACTATGTAGAGATAGACAAATACGCAGTAGCAAGTTATAACGCAATGAACGGCACTAACTTTGAACCACAAGATATACAAAAATGGGATAAGGACATTAAAGTAGATTTAATTATGCACGGCTCACCGTGTCAAGACTTTTCACTAGCTGGCAAACAAGCTGGTGGTGACGAGGGCAGTGGTACTAGATCCAGCTTAATGTACGAAACAATAAGGATAGTAAACAAGTTAAAACCAAAGTACGTAATATGGGAAAACGTAAGAAACTTATTAAGCACAAGACATAAACACAACTTTGATAAATACGTCAACATAATGCGTGAGGGGGGGTACGACACCTACTATCAAATATTAAACTCAAAAGATTATGGAGTACCACAGAATAGAGAAAGAGTATTTACAATATCAATTAAGAGGTTTGAGTTTCCAGAGAAACAAGAACTAAAACTAAAATTACAAGACTTATTAGAAAATAATGTTAACGACAAATACTATATATCAGATAAAATGAAAAACACTTTACTAGCCGATAGTGGCAACTGGATAATAAGCGAGAAAAAATACGAAATAAACAGAAATATAACAAGAGCCATTAATACTAGAGAGGGCTGTTACAGACCAGACATGAGCGAATATATTTGCAACGAGCTACCAGAAAACTATAACTTGTTAAACGTAAAGAGCAATAACAAAAAAGGTTACGAGGTAGCATCTGCTGGAGATAGTATTAGTATAGCACACTTAAATAGTACAACAAGAAGAGGCAGAGTAGGAAAACAAGTAAGTCAAACTTTATCTACAGAGGGCGATATGGCAGTAGCACTAGAAGACTTGAAGATAAGAAGGCTAACACCAAAAGAGTGCTGGCGACTTATGGGCTTTACTGATGCAGAGTTTGAAAAAGCAGAAAAAGTAAACAGTGATACACAATTATACAAGCAAGCTGGAAATAGTATAGTAGTTAACGTATTAGAAAATATATTAGAAAAATTATTATAAATAGGAGGTGAGCGGAAATGCTAAACGATAAGCAAAGAAAAAAAGTAATAGCTGATTATATAGAAACACAGAATTTAAGAGAGACCGCTCGCAGAAACAATATAACAGCACCAGCAGTTAAAGATATTATAGATAAAGAGCCAGACACTTTACAAAAATTAACACAAAAAAAGGCAGAGAACACACAAGACGTACTACAGTACATGGATACACTATTTGAAAAGAAAAGAAATGTACTCAAGTTATCACTAGATAATATGATAGAGAAACTAGAGCAAGACAAAGTAAGCCCAACGGCACTAGCTACTATTTATGGTGTATTGTTAGACAAAGAGTTAAAAGCGAAAGAATTATACCAGAAGGAAAAACCAATAGAGGCAAACGCAAACGTAACTATAATAAATGACTTACCAAAGGACGAGTAGACATGGTTATTAGTCAGTTAATAGCACCACATTTTTATAAGACTTTTAATAGCAAGATAAAGCATCAGATAGACAAAGGCGGTAGAGGTAGTACAAAGACAAGTAAGAACTCACTAAAAATAATTACTCATTGTTTAGAAGAGCCTTTATGCAGTAGTGTAATAATAAAGCGATACCAAAATACATTACGTAACAGTGTGTACAAAGAAATAAAAAGAGCTTTAAGACGTTTAGGCTTACAAGAGCAAGTACATTACACAGCATTAAAAAGCCCGTTAGAGGTACACCTTAATAATGGTAATAACATATACTTTGCTGGTGGTGACGACTACGAAAAAATAAAAGGTATGATAGACGAAGACCGCCCTATCAAAATACTATGGTTTGAAGAGCTAACAGAGTTTGACAGTGCGGACGACATAGACCAGATAGTAGCAACCTTTACTAGAGGCAATGACGACTGGTTTATAGTTTTATACAGTTTCAACCCACCAAAGAATAAGTATCACTGGGTAAATGTATGGACAGAGAAAATGAGCAAAAGAGCTGACTGTGTAATAACACAAAGCGATTATAGAACTGTACCAGAAAAGTGGTTAGGAAATATGTTTTTGGACGAGGCAGAGCAAATACGAATAAATGACGAGCAACGATACCGCTGGATCTATTTAGGTGAGGTAATAGGACTAGAGGGCTTAATATATAACCCAGACTTAATAGAGTACGTACCAGAAGATTATTTAGAGAAAAACAAAATTAAAATACTTTATATAGACTTTGCAATAGATAGTGGACACCAAACAAGTGCGACAACGTGCTGTGCTTTTGGATATGGTAGTGACGGATATTTTTATTTACTGGACACATACTATTACAGCCCACACGAGAAACCAATTAAGAAAGCACCTAGTGAACTATCAAAGGATATCTTTGATTATGAGTTAGCAACAAATAAGAAATACAACGCAGTAACAGATAAAGAAACGATAGATAGTGCAGAAGGAGCATTAAGAAACCAATACTTTAAAGACTACGGCAGAAGGTTACACCCAGTAGATAAAGGCAAAGACAAAGAAAACCTAATAGAGTACAGCCAAGATTTTTTAAGTAAGAAAAAATTTAGAGTACTAGACAGCATGAATAACCAAATATTTAAGACAGAAAATACCAATTATATGTGGGTAAAAGATAGTGTAGAAAAAGGCAAGCCTACTCCAGATAAAACGGAGAAGGCTTTTTTGTCGTCACAGAGATATTACAATACACACACTAAAGACTATGCGTATAGCTATGGCGACCACACACAAGATGCTTTCCAGTACTGGGTTAAAGATAATTTACAAAAGCTTGGCTTAAAACAATAGGAGGATATAATGAACTTTTACGAAAATGTAGCAGAGGTGCTACGCAAGAAAAACAATATTAACGTGGTAGTAGGTGATATATACGACTATCAACAACTATGGTTAAGCTGGTACAAAGGCAGTGTATCAGATTTCCATTTTTATAAAGAGGTAGTAGCTGGTAAAGAGGTGCAGAAAGAAAGACTAACAATGAACATGGCAAAGAAAAACTGCGAAGACTTATCAAAGCTACTATGGACAGAAAAAACAAAAATAGAACTAGACACAGTAGAAGGCACAGCCAAATTATGGGAGATATTAGATACTAAAGAAAACTCATTTACAGTAAACTTTCCTATCTTTTTAGAGAAGACACTAGCTATTGGTACTGGAGCATTAATAGAGTACAAAGATACCAAAGGCAAAACAATAATAGATTATGTTTTAGGTGACGTAATAATACCATACAAATACACAAACAGTTATATAAATGGGATATTAACAATAAGTAGGAGCGCAGAAAAAGGCAAAAGCAAAACATGGTACTATACACATATAACTTATCATGAGTACGAGGACGGAGTGTACACAACTACACACGAACTATACAAGAGTGACAATAACTGCGAACTAGGCAAGCAAATAACATTTAGTGATAGATACCCAGAGATAAAAGAAAAGGACGAAATAAAAACAGACACGCCAAGATTTCAAATAATACGTCCTAACCTAGCAAATAATATAGATATTAACTCACCTATGGGAGTATCAGTATTTGCTAACTCAATAGATAGATACAAGAGCTTGGACATGAAATATGATAGCTTTTTTAAAGAGTTTAAGTTAGGAAAGAAAAGGATACTTGTAGATCCAACGGCAATGAAGGGTAGCCTAACAGCAGACGAAAACGGAAACGTGCATCAGATACAATATTTTGACAGTAATGACGAGGCATATATCGGTATCAACGGTATGGAAGGGCAACCAGTAAAAGACATAGACTTTTCATTAAGAGCAACAGAACACATAAACAGTATTAACGCAGACTTAAATTGGTTATCTAGCAATATCGGTTTAGGTGGTAACTTTTATCAATTTAGTGATAGAGGAGTAAGAACAGCAACAGAGGTAATGAGTGAAAATGCAGAGGCATTTAGAACTAAAGTACATTATGACATAGTAGTAAATGATGCTATCTATGATTTAGTTAAGGTTATATGTGAAATGGAGAATATATCATTTAAGAGCATAACAATAACACCAGACGATAGTATCATAGAAGACAAGAACGCAGAGATATTAAGAGCATTGCAAGAGGTATCCGCTGGACTACGTAGCAAGAAAAGCTATCTAACAGACATAAAAGGTTTAAGTGACGAGCAAGCAGATTTAGAGTTAGAAAATATAAATGCAGAAAGTAGCTCAATACTAGACGAGTTAGGAGTATAACATGATAACTGGTTTAGACTTTGAAAAGATAAGTTTAATAGCTAGTAGATTATATGCTGGACTAGAAGAGGATTTAGTAGCAAGTATAGCAGAAAGAATAGCTAAAGTAGGCTACCTTAACACGGTAGCTTACAATAGCACAGTAATATTAGAACAGATGCGGTTACTTATACGAG